ACTATTGCTGGGTAAGATCAATTATCATCCACACAGGATAAAGACATCTGACCAGATTGCAGTATTAAAAGCTCTCATGCAGACTACGCACCCCATATCATATACAAGGTTATACTGATGGCTCAGGTTGCCCTTTTTAAAGAAATATTTGATCAAGTGCGGAAAGATTTAAACTGTGACCGATTTTACTCTGAACTAAAACGTCACAATGTCTCACATTACATTTACTATTTAGCCACAGGTAATATTCACGTTGTATTGAAAAATGATAACGCAGTGTTAATAAAAGGACTTGAGGAGGTTGTGAATGTTAAATTTCGCAGAGACACGCGACTTATAGAAACTTACTCTCATAAGTTGAAATCAAGAGAAATCACATTTCATGAATACAGGGAAAATCTGGCTAAGGCTGGAGTTTTCCGATGGGTTACAAATGTCCATGAACACAAAAGGTATTACTATACCTTTGACAACTCATTATTGTTTACCGAAAGCATTCAGAACACGACACAATTTTTTCCACGCTAAACCATATCGCCCGGTTTAATCCCCCTCACTATCCGGCACTCCCACACAGGAGTTACCAGTCGGTACTGAGGACATAGTTAATCCGGGAATACAATGAAAATACAGCACATCTGGCATACTTTAATAAACATTAAAAATATGAGATTTCAACTCATTGTTTAGGTTTTGTTTAAATTTCTACAAATACGATTCAACAACCTTAAAAACACAACGGGAATAACACTATGAAAAAAACGCTACTCACTTTCACGCTGGCCCTGCTTATCTCTGGATGTGCTCAACAGACGTTTACTGTTGAAAACCAACCGACAACAGTAACACCGAAGGAAACCATCACTCATCATTTCTTCGTTTCTGGAATTGGTCAGAAGAAAACTGTCGATGCAGCCAAAATTTGTGGTGGCGCAGAAAAAGTTGTTAAGACTGAAACCCAGCAAACATTCGTAAATGGATTGCTCGGTTTTATCACTTTCGGCATTTATACTCCGCTGGAAGCTCGGGTATATTGCTCACAATAATATCATAAGTTGCCCATCTCGATGGGCAACTCTATCTGCACTTGATGCGCAAATAACAACCTCCAAAAGAAAAATAGCAAAAGCAGACCGTGTCACATAAAGACGTGCAGTTACTTTCTTTTCTATTCCTTTCATAACGGACGGTTTTAAAAGAAGATTTATACGATCTGCCGAGGATTTTTCTCTGTACTCACTGATTCATATTCTCCTCTTTGTTTGGTATAAAAACCGAACTCTTTCTCCAGTCGTTTTTCTTGTTCGGTAAGTCTAATAACAAGCTAACCGCAGGTTGGATTTACTGGCCTCATTAATGCCAACTACACCACCACGCGCTCTTTCATCCAGCCATACACGAACGATTCATTAGCCTCACGTTTTTCTGCCAGTTCAAGGTAGCGATCTCCCTGCGTACAGTTTAGCGCTGTCAGAATCACCAACTCACCATCCCTGCCACGTTTTGACAAATAGGCGCGTAACGCATTAATGGTACGTGGGCCGATACAACCATCTGCATCAATGTCCGGATACAACTCTCCTTTCTGGTTAAATACATTAAGCCAGCGCTGAAGCATTCTGGATGCCACTGACGGCCCCATGTTTACGCCGGTATCACACAATTCAGCAGCGATCTCCGGAGACAGGCTCGCAACCTTGTGAAAACGTGGCCCGTACCAGTAGTCCGCTTCAAGAATTTCGAGGGCCTGCCCACGCGTCAGGTCACGAATATCCCCCTGATAACCGTGTGCACGGGCAACTTTTCCAGTAATGCCCCATTTAGTCGGACCACCTTTATCATCAGGGTGGTTGACGTAGCCGCCCTCTTTGCCAAGAACAGCATCAAAAATTTCATCTTTCGACTTCATCTCAGCGCCTTCGTAATACAAAGATTTTTGAAACGTTCCCACGAGCACGAACCACCAGCACGCAGAACAGCAGGTTAAAAAACACTTCCAGCCAGCCCGTTGCTAACGGGCGACCACACAGATAGCTGAGGGGCGCAAAGGCATACAGCAGCATCAGCAACCAGGCCAGCCATGACATCAGCGGTTTATGTCTGGAATCACGACGACGATAAAAAAAGAGCGTCAGCACGATAACCGTGCATAACGCCACATTCAGCAATCCGGGAAGGTTACTTAACATTGCCGCCTCCTCCACCCCGCAGGCGGGAGAACAGGCCGGACACCAGCGATGCAATATCCTGCTGGTGGATGAACGAGAGAATCTTCACCGACACCACCGCCACCAGCACCGCACACAGTGCATCCGCCGATGTACCGTCATAACCTGTTTTTGATGCAATCCAGGCTGACAGCACATGCGCACCCAGCACGCCAACGATAAACGACACCAGAAAATGCGCTGCCACACGCCAGGCAGATAGTGCCTGCGGCATTGTGGCCACAAACAGCGCCCCGGCAAATGCGCCAAACACAATCCCGAAATCCGTTCCGGTAAACAGCCCGAATACCGTCGCCCCGCCGAGCGCCGCAGCCGTGCCGGAACCGGATAAGGGTTCAGACATACTTTTTCTCCTGTAAATAAAAAAGGGCCACTGTCGGCCCGTAAAAAAACAACACCCCGTCAAAGGCACCCGCAGATACCTTTTGTGTGGTGTTATCTGATGTGATGTGCGCCGGACGTGGCGCGGATATAAAAAAGGCCCGCCGCAGCGAGCCTGTTTTCAATGAGTGCAAAATTCAATTATTCTTGAGTAACACTTAAACTCATCTCATTGAATGCAGCCATCCTGTAACCTGCCGGTGTAACACCAAAATAACTCCTGAATACGCTGATAAAATAAGATGTAAAATTATAGCCACACTGAGCAGCGATTCTGTTGATGGCGCAACGAGATTGATTCAACAGCATTGCTGCCATTCTCATTCTCTCTGTAAGCAACAACTCACTGAAACAGGTGCCTTCTTCTTTCAGTCTTTTTTTTAACAAACTTTCACTGATACATAACCGCGAAGACACATCTCTCAGAGTCCAGTTTGCTGCAATGTCCGTACGAAACAATGCACTAAGCCTGTCACTAATATTGCCAATACACGCGGTCAGAAACGACGAAAACATTTTCTCTGATGAGAAAAACGCCAGACACGAAAAGGAAAGCATTTCCGCTAAATTGTCCGTATGAATCTTTTCCTCACAAAGATAATCAATCAGGATGCCCATCAATTCTGCCTTGGGAAAACTCACGCAAAGATATCGTGGTATTTGCCGGACTAAAACTACATCCTGTTTTTCGTCTCCACACAACAGGTAACGGATAATTGTCGATTCACTGAGACTTATTCGCCGAAAACATTCCGAAAAGGGCAATAACGATCCAGCTCCCCCCCTGACAAGAAGTGCACTACCACTTTCCAGAGAGAGCTCTTTTCCTTCAAAGAGCACAACAAACGGGGAATGAACAAAAACAACAGAACAAGCTTCATTCATATCAATTGCCCTGACATTACTGGTCACAAGATAAGTATATATCGATTTACAAAAATACAAGCCGAAAGACCAGTATTCGCAACCACCAGCGCGTTTAACGTCCTGTACCGTTTTTCAGGCATAAAAAACCCGCTCAGTGGCGGGTTTAAGCTGTTTGGCGTAGTAACCACTCTTAACAGGATATTCAACTTTTTACGATCGTAAAGCGTTCGGGGAAAATTTTTAAAACCGTTCCAGAGTGCATACCATCGCATCGGCGGGTAGTTTTTCCGTGAAGTCGACCTGACCGTGTTTATCGAAGTGGATCAGTAATGCGCATCCATCATTTTGGGTTGGGGTGTTTTGTGCTGCTGGTGGTTGTTTTTGGCTGAAATAACAGTCTTCCAGTTTTTCGAACACTTCCCACGCCTGATCGGTTTCCAGCATTTTGGCGTGACGGGCTGCTCCGCGTTCTGTCCAGAGGATGAGGTGCTTTGTACGCGGTGCAACTAAGTTACTTTGAGTAACCTTGTTCTTAAATTCCCGCAACTCAGCCCCTTCCAATTTGAAGTAGTGTTTCCCACAAACAAAACGCTCGGCATTGCGTGTATAGTTCACTTTGATGTTATTAGTTTCGGTGCCATAAAGTTGTGCCAAAAGCTCGGTAGTAATGACAGGGATTTGGTTATGGGTGATCGGGGAAAGAGTTTCAACTGAGATTTGAATAGCCATAGGATGATCCTTTTTCTATGTGAATCATCACCACTGCTGACGCCAATCAGTATGGTGGTGAACTGTGCAGGGTTGGCGTAACCGGGAAAAAGGAACCGGCGCGGATCGCTCCGCCCCCACACAGCCCACCATTGAGATGTGACAGTGCAAACGACAATAAAAAAGACGCTGGCGCGTCTGTTGTCGCCTTTTTCATCCGGGACGCCAATCCCGACGCCAGATTTTGCTGGCGCGTGAGGAATATAGCCCCGGACAATGTGTCTGGTCAAGCTCCTACATGATTCGTTCTACGTATCTGTCCATCTCCAGTCGGATATCAAGCATCATCAACATGCCATCAATAACCCCTTCCGCTTTCTGCAGGCGCTTGCCAATACAGGTATCCGAACACCCATGCTTTCGTGCCAACCCCATAAAAGTCATTCCACCTACGTAATAATCCACCAACAAATCGTGCAAATCCTGATTTTTCTTGTTCAACCGGGCCATACAGCCACAAATTATCATTGCATCATCATCAGAACACTGAGGGCGTGATTTCACTTTCGGCGGGATTAATCCTTTAAAACCAGCAGCGATTGACGCCCATGACACATCTTCGTGATTGTTCGCAGCCCATGCTCCCCACCGCTCCATAACCTGCTGAATATCACGCACCATCGTTATCACCTGTAATTTCGTAAATCTTCACGCCCAACCGCCCACCAGGAACAGGCAGTCCGCGCACAATATTGATTTCATCAAACTGCTCGTCGTCTATAAGTAGTCCGGCATGCGTCAGCGCATCCAGTGGTGCCTTCAGGATATTGTCCAGGTCGCGGCGGCGCTTATCCGGTGGCTCTGCAATAATTTTTATTGCCAGCCTTCCGGACAGGTTTAATTTCAGTCGCTGCTGGCGAACAATAAGCGCCACATCACGGCGATAACGCTCACCGGCTTTTGATACAAAATATGTGCTGCCACGACGTCGCCAGTAGGTGTTCACCGTTGGCGGGTAAGGCAAAACAAATTCTATCCCCATCAGTAACCTCTTTTATCCGAGTACGCCTGTTGCAAAGGCGTGATCAAGAAAACGAAAAATTAAATCAACCTGAGAACCATGCTTTTCTTCGAACGCCTGCGGATCTGCATGAAGTTCGTTGTGATGTTCCCGGCACAGCGGCAACGTAAAAATATCGTGGGCTTTTGTCCCCATTCCGCCCTGACCGTGACCAATCAGGTGATGGGGATCGTCTGCTGGCTTACCACAACACGTACACGGCTGTGTTTTTACCCAGCGCGTGTATTTCTCATTCACCCAGCGACGACGTTTAGGCCGCTTCATGAAAGATTCCGGTGACTCCGGATCAACTGTGATACTTACAACCGTCTTTTCCTGTGGTGGGTTCGGTTGCTGGTGGGCGCGAGGCAACGACGCAAAATTTTTTGTGCGCTGCTTCAGTATGCTGGTGGCTGTCTGCTCTCCCGGTACGATGTCGCTCTCGCGGTACACAGAGCGGATTTTTTCCGCACGTAACCCCAGAGAACGACGTAATACTACCTCCGGTAGTGCGTCCGCTACCTGATTACAGACCGCCCACCAGGATAATTCAGCCAGCGATAATTCCCGCTCCTGTGTACCGCTTATTGCGTGACGTATGACGTCAATCATCCAGGCTGTCAGATTTTGTTGAGCAAGCTGCCCGAGTGATTCGGAGGTCTGGTCACGCAGCTGGTTGTCACAGTGCCAGCACAACACCATTGCGCCGGTACCGTAACGATGTATGACGGTTTCACTATGGTGATAGTCTCCATGAGGCCACTGGCAGGATTTAACGTGGCGTAACAGCCAGTCAGACAGTGCACCAGTGCCACCAGCAGCACGAATCACCCGCTCATCGCTGAAAAATGGCAGTAATGATTTATCTTCCGCCAGCGGCTGGCGAACGGCAGGAACGACACCGGGCGGCAGATTGCGCATGCTTTTCGGTTCAGGCTCCACCAGCACACGCCCCTGCATAAACAAAGGCATCGCATCAGGACCGGGCCTGAAAAGTACAATCCCCAGACGGTGAGCAATTTCAGGAGTCACTAATACCCGCACGTTACCTC